GCGTCTTCCCCGCCGAATACAGAGAAGGATTCGACGTTTGGATACAGTTGAAGAATCAGAGTTTCATAGTCCTTGATCGTAACTGCTCTATTCTGTGCTGCATAGTACCTAGGAGCAAGATATTTGATCGATGAGATGTTTTCTGGTGTTGCTCCACCAAGAGAACTCTGATTTACAGTGATTGTTGGGTTTACATTTCGAATGACAGCACCATTAAAGGTAAAATTGCCTGTAAACTGGAAATTAGAACATTCGTTTGCTTCATCTTGGTTGCAGGTCAAATATTCGATACCTACAACTTCAAGATTTTCTAATTTACGCCCAAATACGTTATCACCAAAGATTAACTCGAACTGTTCGTTCTTATTCTCTTGAATGAAGTATACTAAATCGTCTGGTCTAAGATTTGTGATGTTTGTTGACTTTCTGTAAGTCAACGGAGCTGAAGTATTGTTCTGATTTACAGTTACGAGCAATAAGTCAACATCTGCGCTCGCACTAGGAACAATAAAGTGCTGTTTTGTTGAAGTATCTACGGTATATTGAACTTTTAAGAGATTTCCTTGGTAAAGTTCAATCTCACTAAAGGTAACTACGCGAATTCCAGCAGAATTCAGGTATGCTTCGCGTGTTACATCGTCTAATACGGAAAAAATGTAACTTCCATTGGAATTTGTGCCTAAAAATGCCTCACCTTTCTTCAAAGTGAGTGCTTCAATCTGCGGAGGCACGGGAATTTCCATTGAAATCACCGCTTTTGAGGATTTTGCCGATCTTGGAGTGTATCCAACAATCTTTGCAAGAGAAACTACGTTCTCTCTGATGGATGCACTGTCAAAAAAGACCTCATTTGCGATTAAATTCGCATTGAGTGCGGAATAATAGGTGTTATATGATAATACGTCTAAAATTTGAGATAAAACGGATCCCTCAAAATTATAATCGCTAAAAGTTTCCGAGGAACGTAGGTATTCCTTTAAACTTGTCTTAATGTCTTCAAAATCTAAATTAGTGACTGTATTGAAAGCCATTATACTCTTTCTAAGATAAGGTTTAGCGATTGTGCATCTAAAGGAAGTCCAACGATTTCATAGTAAATAGTGATCTCTAAAGCGTTGTTATCGATATCATCAATGTATTCGACTCGATCAACTTTAACTCTCGAATCATACTGTCGAATAGCATCTTCAATAGAAACGGTTACTTCGTCAGCAACAGTAGGGTCAAATAGTTCAAAAAGCTTTGTTGTTGCCTTTGTACCAAAAAGAGGGCGAAAAACTTTCTCGCCCTGAGCAGTCAAAACAATGTTTTTGATTGCATGTTTGACTGCATCCTCATTTTTTAGTAAAAGTACGTCCCCTGTAATAGGATGACTCTCAAAATTAGGGTTCAGATCAACAAATTTTTTAGATACCTTGACCATTTTACTTGTTTTTATACTTTATATATCAGGTCAACCATTCGGCATAGTCGTCAAACCCACCTTTACCACCACAAGGGCGACTTAAACGGTCCTTGGGTGGGTCATTGGCAGGTTTCTGTGCCTTCTTTAAGTAGTAATCAGATCTAGGATCGGTAATTAGTACTTTTCCTGATTTAATAAAGTCCTCACCTTGGTCGGGAATTGGATGATTTGCCATTTTTCCTCCAAAAATCTGTTTCCAGAACTTTTTGGGAGGTTGCTATCTCCAATTTTATTTATTGACCATTAGAATAAGTCGCTGGATGGAACGCACAATACTCATTGAACGTGATTTTCATCTCTTTCCATGTCAAATTACAGTTTTCTGCTGCTTTTGGAACGTTCCATTTGGCAGTAAACAGCATTTCCATGGATTTTCTGGTCTCTGGTCTCACTTACCCTGCCCCCGATAACGCTTTTTACGTCCGTTACGAGCAGTCGCAGACAGTTTTGTGTTCTTCGAACGACCCTGACGAGTCAGTTTTGGTTTTCCTGGTTCGAATTGTACGCCAGAAAGTCCGATTTTTGAACGAGCAGCCATAATTACGCGATTTTTTTAAAGAACAAAGTGATTTTAACAGATTTTTTCCGCCCTGTCAAGCGTTAAGGTGCAAAAACATTCGTAGATCCGACAGTAATCGTGTCTCCACATGAGATTAATCCGCCAATAATGCCTGGTGGTTTCCCGTTGAAGTACGTCAGTTTCGTCGAACCCTTCGAAATTGCTCTGATAGTATGTGGTGGAGGAGGATTTGGAGTCGTACACGAATGTGCTGTGTACAAATCTCCCAGACGACCTGCAAGAACATTGTTCACATACACAGGTCCGCCAGCACCTGGGGTGATAGTTGTAAGTGGTGTGCCAGGATAACAAATATGTCCTGTGCTATTATCACCTAATCTTGTAACACCTGCCATGTCTTACAGTCCTCCCTGATTTGTCTGACTAGCAATCTTATCTACAAACCTCTGAGTTGCTATGTCTTTATCGTCATAGACACCCTGAGTTGTCGTAAATGTACCTGCCCCTACTGGTGGTACACAACTACTAGTTATAACAATCGTATATGTAACGGTAATAACATATGCAGGATCTGGAATATAATGCTGCATATGCTCAGGAGTGGGAATCTCTGCAATCATACCTGTCCCAGGTACACCTGCAATCGGTTCCCCTGTCTCTGGATTCAAATATACAGTAAATACTAAGGCAGTATCTTGATTTAATACTCCCTCAGTAGCAACATACCCAGAATCTGAAGTCGTTGTCGTCGCCTCGTGGACTACTCCAGCATCATTCCTATACCTGTATTCCTTATTCGGAAACAAATACTCAGTATATTTTCCTGATACTGTCATCGTAATCGTACCAGGAAACGTTACACTCGCAACTGCTGTGCCAATACCATTCACATACTGGGCGCTTGTTGCATTCGTCCCTACTGCAGTTAAATCAATAACTAACCCAGGATCTCCGTTATACGCTGCAGGAGCAATATTAGGACTGAATGACGTGACAGTTACTGTAAATGTCTCTGGTGATCCATTCGGCGGCGGATTCGTACATTGCACAGCAGTCCATACCATTGGTGTCCATACTACTGGTTGCTCTACAATACTATTCGGAGTCGGCTGGGCAGCATAGAATGTAGTCGCTACTGGCATTTCTCGTAGTTCAATACAAAGTAATCCTCGGCACCCTTATAGTCCCTAAAATACACGGTGTCCCCATCAGGGCAATCTAGTACAAATCTATCAATCCAACTATCATAACTGATCATTGGATACTTTTCGTCAATCGGGGTTTTCATCATTTTTTACCTGGGAAAAATTTTTAGAATTAGGGGTCCCTTCGATATTTATCGCTCGTTGGGATACTTTTGTAGGTTAGGAGGGACCCATGCATTTTAACCGTAGCGGCCGCTTATATTTAAGGGCGCTAATCGCCCGAACTGCTTTATACTAACTCTCCGAGAGTTTGTGTTACTTAGTGGGGCACAGTTAGTGTTACTTAGTGCCCCACTGTTTTACATTTAGCGACCCTTCAAGTAAGTGTTAGCGAAGCGACCCAAAGATACCATCGGGAGTGATGCCAACAGCATGTGGCGTTTCTTACACTTATGCATGGATTCTGAACCCGATTTCCAATCACAATAGGCGGTGCCAGTTAGAGGATAGAATTCGATTCCAGCGACGGCGCTAGAGGGACGGGCGACGTAGAATCGGACGTTGCCTGCGATGCGATCGATGATGGTCATGGTCTTGGTTTGAACTGATGTCATTCTAGAGACAGGGGGGGTCAGCAGCGAGGGGGGAGGGACACTCCCCCGACTGTCCTCAGATGGCGCTCTTGCCCACGCTTGCCCAGAAGGCGAGGCGTAGGGTGGATGCCTTGCTGACTGCCTCAGCACCCCGACCCATGGCACGGGCACCCGCCTTGAGGTCGTTGCGGGTCACATCAGCGAGGGAGGCAGCACGCTTGCCAGTGATGATGTTCCGTGCTGCCTGAAGGGTCTGTTGCTTGGTCATGGTGTTTGTTTGAACTGAAGTCATTATAGGCATGGGGTGCCCCCCATTCAGGGGGGCGGTGGACAGTGCCCCGATTGTCACTCCTCGGGACCGAAGGCACACTCTAGAGAGAATGCCTCTAGCATGGCGTCCTCATCCTCGAAGATCATCAGGTCCTCATCCTCGGGAATGTAGGAATCGATCTCATACATCAGATCCTCAATCTGGAGATCCATCAGGTAGGCGTCAGAGACAGGCATGGTTGCTTGTGGTTTGGTTGACTTGCTTACAATAGGCGGTCGGTGTCTATCCGACAATGCCTAGGGGTCAGTTAGCGGAGCGGCACACCTCAGCGGTTGCCAGGGATGCCCCTGCCTTCACGCCTTCGATCAGGTAGTCACCGATCAGGAAGGTAGCAGCGACAGCGACGGCGATGGAGAGGAAGCGGTTCATGATGTGCTTGGGTTGGTTGAACTGTGCTTAGTATAGGGTCAGGCGACTGCCTCGCCTGCCACATTCGCCCACTTCATGGACTGTCCACTGTGGGGGCATTTCCAGATGGTTTGATCCTCACCCTCTTGAGCGAAGATGCGAGCGACCCTGTAGGCGTGGTTGATGTCGGTTGCCCAGAAGCACCCGTGAGGATCGAAGGAAGACCAGGCGAGGGGTTGAACAGCGAAGTTAGCGGTTTGCATTGGGTTGTTTGCTGATGTCCTTAGTATAGAGGCAGAGGCGATCAGTGGCGGTCGCTGATGTTCCACCTTGTCCACTGTCCACGCTCAGGGGCAGGGGTCAGGATCTCGGTGCCTGCTGCCACGTCTGCCTTAGCAGCGGCAGAGCGTGCCATCATGGCGTTGTGCTGACGGGTGTAGTCAGCGAGGATGGCGTTGAGGTCGGGTTGTTTGTTCATGTCCTTACTATAGGGCATTGAGGGGGCAGTGGGGGGATCAGTGGACACTTTGCCCAACTGGCACACAAGTTAGTTATACAAATGCAGCAAGAATATAGATCGCTCCCCAATACCCTATCTTGATGAAGATTAGGGCAAGCAAGAGTTCAAGAATTGCCAT